GAGGGTTTCTCGGGGTTCCTTTCAATACCCTAGGTCCTATATGTGGGCTTTGTTCACATATACAGTAACATCTGACTTTAAGTCTTTATTTGTTTTAAAAGCTATCGTGTTTTCTCATTCTTCTTAAATATAAAATACCAAAAATATATAGACTATCTCGTAGCTTAGACCTTTTAGTCGGATTTTAATACAACCGCTGCTAGAGATTGTGGCCTGGTAGCTTTGAGCTATTCGTCGGACGATGTTACATACACGATGTGTTCCTGACTCGAAAAATATGGTTACTTTAGTCGCTTTAGTGCGATCGTGAGAACGGAGGCCATTCGACCTTTTCACACTAGTTGGTTAGTAATGTGGGAGCATGAAAGCCTTAAATGTTGTATTATTACTATGAGTGATGACTCTGTCTTAAAGAGTTAGCAATATTTTGAAGTGTTACGGCAGCAATGTGGTAATTTCGGGGAAATATTGTTTATAGTTTGCGCACCAGACTTGGAAGGTGCTCTGCAGAGGAGAAAGTATACTTTTAAAAACCAACTCAAATGCACATAAAATTTTAGAATCTTGTTCCACATTTATACATATAAATTTAATCAAAATAACTATAACCATGAATTCAAAAATTTTGAAAACGTATCACCAAACTCGGTTTGCTCAAATGACTATTGATCAATTGAAGGAAAAAGCGCGCGATAACAACTTAAAGCGCTGTATTCTTCGATGTTTGATTCTTGAGAGTAACTTTGCTCAAGCAAATTCTAAATTTTCACAACTTGTGAGTTCGTTCCGTCTTGTTGCCCCTGTCTATAGGAAAGCCTATCCTCAGAGACAGATTCGTAGAGTGAATGTGCGCGTTGGAAATGACGTTGTGTGTGTGGTTCTCAACTTGTGTGATGAATTCACACAGGACATTTGGACGCGTCTGTGTGACCATCTTGTCATGTCTACTGCCCTTGAAGCTCAAGGACTTTTTGATATTAATATGAAGGTGACTCACGGAATGGATACTGAAGGTCCTCTTTTGACCTTGATACAATCAATGACAAATGTCGCCTCCTCTATTTTAGACTTTGCGAATGATTCAGCACGTATAGTTAATTTGGCCAGTTTCATTTATCGATTCATTCGTCTTCTTTTTTCAAAAACTTTTGATGGATTAGAGGCTGTTTTGCTTGTGTTGGAGGGTTTTGCTCGTTTAACGGATGTAAATCAAATGTTTGAGATAGCTAATTCATTGAAGGAACATCTGATTGTAGTTCACCAGTGGGTTAAGAATCGTCTTGTCGCGCAGGTTGCCGAAGTTGATCCTATGACTTCTTTAGTTACTGTTTTGTGTGTTCTTTTTGGTACGTCAATCATGAAATGTGTGCCGAAGGGATCTCAGGTTGATGAGTGTGTGCTTGGGGCTACTAAATTTGGAAATCTTATGAAAGGTGTTTCAGGAGCGTGGGTGGTCATTGAAAAAGTTGCCCAATATGTCTTTGCCAAAGTATTTGAATGGATGTATGGTGTTCCTCCGCATGTTGTAGAACTTGAGAAGTGTGTAGCCGGTATCACCCAGTGGTACAAGGATGTGCAAGAACTTGTGTCTCTACACACCCCCGATGAAATTGCTGTAGATTCTCAGAAGTGTGTGCAAGTTGAAACGCTATATTCGCAGGGTGTTCGTTATTCTGCTATGATTTCCGATTTTAAATTTGATCGTCAGATAATGACAGGATTCCAGACTCATTTTCGAGTGCTTCAGTCTTGTTATGATCGTGCACAGTCTTCGGGAGCCTTTCGTGGTGGTCCACGAATCGAACCTTTGGTTGTGCATATTCATGGCTCGTCTGGAGTCGGAAAATCTGGAATGATGTTTCCTTTGGCTATCGATTTGCTTAAAATAGATGGTATCCCCAATAATGATTTTACTCAACAAATTTATAATCGTAATATTGAACAGGAATTTTGGGATGGATATCGTGGTCAGCGCGTTTGTATATATGATGATTTTGGACAGATGCGGGACAGTCAAGCATCTCCTAATTTGGAATTTATGGAATTAATTCGTACCGGAAATTTGGCCCCATATCCATTGCACATGGCCACCATTGAGGATAAAGCAAAAACGTATTTCAAATCGCGGGTTGTACTTTTGACATCTAATGTTGCCGTTTTTAGGCCTGAGTCTTTGTCGTGGCCCGATGCCGTTCGCCGCCGTGTCAATCTTTCTGTTGAAGTTCGTGTGCGTCCACAATTTTCTACGTATGATCCTGAAGCTCATTGTTATCGCTTGGATCAAGAGAAGGTGATGAGGATACTAGGGGTTCCCATTTCGATGGATGTTTATCACATTTATGAGTGCGACCCTCAAACTGGTCATCGTGTTAGTCAGACTCCTATGCGGTATGATGATTTTCGAAAGCGGTGTGAGCGAATGTACCGGTTGCGCTTTGAACGATCTTCGCAACTCTTTTCTTTTCTTCAAAGTCGCGCAGAGGCTCCATTGGAAGCTCAATTGCATGTTCCTATTTTAGAAGAAAAGGCAAAAGTTGAGTTACGCGACCCTGGTATAGCTTTGCAGGAGTTTGATTTTGCTGATTATTGTTTGTGGAATGAGTATGGATATAATGAGGCTCTAACTTTGTTTGATGTTGAAACTCGCGCGTGGATGAGGCAAAATCTTATTAAAATGCAGTCTGGAAAGATAACCCCCGCGCAAGCCTATGATGATTTTAATGTGCGGAGCGTTAACGCTAGGTATCGTGAGAATGCTGATATTACTGTTCGTGATCTATTTGCTACAGGGGATGAAATGTCGGATCTTGGTTTTTCAAATCTCGAACGATTTAGTTTTATTTCGCATTTTGTGTGTGATCAAAAGCCTGTTTTCGTCCCCCGTGTCAAACATATCAAACGCATTTTGATGGAGTCTGTTGCGAAAATCCCTGCTTATTTGGATGCTGTTGTTTTGAAAGCAAAGCAAACTTATGCTAATGCTAAATGGTATCATTTTGCTTTGGCAAGTTTGCCTGTTGTAGCTGTCGTCTGGTTGTTGTATGCGCGTAAAGATAAGAAAATTCGTCCTCATCGTTTTATTTCTGAAGCTAGTCATATGGCTGAATTGAGTGCGAGTGCTGATCCTAAGACTATGAATGTGCGTAAATTACATGTTGAGAATGAGGTTGAATTGAGTGCGAGTGCAGATCCGAAAACTGTGAATATAAAGAAATTGCATGTTGAGAATTTGGAATCTGAATTGAGTGCTAGTGCAGACCCTAAGACTATGAATGTGCGAAAATTGCACGTTGAAAATGATTTTGCTGATGCTTTGGAAAAATCTATGGCAATAAGTCGTCTCGAGTGCGATGAGTGTGGGATGCAACATGGTGGTTCTTGTTCTTCTGTTGGAAAGGCTATGCTACCAGCTGCGTTTGCAGTTAGTGCGCTCGGTGGAGCGATGGGATATGCTGCTTTTCGCTTGAATCCTCGATTAAAGGCGCAGCTTCAACTTGACCCCAATGCTTATGCCATTTCCAAGAAGGTTTTGAATTCTATTTATGAATTTGAGTTGGAAATTGCAGGGAAGTGGGGAGCACGAATGAAACTGTGCATGTTGAGAGGAAGAATTGGTTTGACTGTTGGACATTTAGCCCCTTATCTTAAGGAGGCCTCTCGTGTGCGTCTTTATAATGCGAATTGTCCTCAAGGACATGTTTTTCCTGTAGAAAAAGTGAGGTGGGAATTTGTGCGTGATGCAGCTGGTAATATGAAAGATCAAATGTTGGTTTGTTTTCCTCCCGCTCTTCATGATCATCCCGATATTGTGGGTTCGATAGCTGATACTGCTACTATGTCTACTTTTAAGAAAACTACAGCTGTTTTGTGCGTTCCGTATGAAGGGGGAGCCATGTTGAAATCTGGTGAGATAACTGGACACGATAGTGAGTGCGTATCTTATCAGGACCAAACCCGCACTTATACTATTCGGGATAGATACGAGTACAAAACTCTTGAAACCTCGCGTGGTGATTGTGGTTCCATTTTAATAGGAATTGGTGAACATCTTTCGAAGAAAATTTTAGGAATTCACATAGCTGGTAATAAGGGTCTTGGTGTGTCATCACCATTGGCGGTTAAAGATATCGAACGCACTCTGAAGTTGTTTGGAATTGAAGCTCAAATTGGGCTGAATGTTGATGAGTATTTGAAGGAAATCGGTGTCAATGGTGAAGTTAAAATGCCGGAAGGAAATTTTGTTCCTGTGGGTCAATCTGTTTATCCCATCCGTTCCGCTACCAAGTCACAGTTGCGTCATTCATTGGTTTTTGAACAAATTGTACCTGCTTCGACTGCTCCTGCTGTCTTAACTCCTGTTAAGAGAGATGGGAAGATGATTGATCCTATGTATAATGGCTTGAAGAAAGCTGGGAAGATTCCCCCCGATTTGAATGAGGAATATTTGGACGCTGCTATTAATGATATGAAGAGAATTGTGTGTTCGAATATTTTGCCTACTGATGCTCGCGTTTTGTCTAATTTTGAGTCTGTCACTGGTGTTGAAAATGATGATTGTATGCCACCAATTAAACGCAGCTCCTCCCCTGGATTTCCTTGGACTGCAACGAAACGTGGAATTGGAAAGACTAAGTGGCTTGGATTTGATGACTATCGCCTAGATCCTGATTTGGAAATGGTAATGAATTTGCGTGTGAAAATGGCAGCGGAAGCGAAAAGATATCCCACTATTTGGGTTGATACACTCAAGGATGAACGTCGTCCTTTGGATAAAATTGAGGCTGTTAAGACACGAGTCTTTTCTGCAGGACCTATGGATTTTACTTTAGTTTTCCGCAAATATTTTCTGGGTTTTGCTGCTCATTGCATGCGTAATCGAATTACAAACGAGATTTCTGTCGGGACTAATGTGTATTCTCTTGATTGGACACGTACTGTGAAGAAATGTACGAGTAAGGGGAAGAAAGTTATTGCGGGGGATTTTTCTAATTTTGATGGAACTTTGCTTCTTCCCATTCTGTATAGAATTTTGGATATTATTCAAGCTTTTTATGATGATGGGAAGGAAAATGCTTTGATTCGACATGTATTGTGGAAAGAAATAGTCAATTCCATTCACCTTTGTGGGGACAATGTATATCTGTGGACTCATTCTCAACCATCTGGTTGTCCCATCACTGCAATTTTAAATTCTCTTTACAATTCAGTGAGTATGCGTTATTGTTGGATGGTGGTTTTTTTCCGGAAAACCTACCATGCAGTCTATGCGTAGATTCAATGAACATGTTTCCATGGTATCTTACGGAGATGATAATGTCATCAATATCTCTGATGCCATATGTGAAGATTTCAATCAACTTACAATTGCAGAAGCGTATGCTACGTTAGGAATGACATATACAGATGAAGCAAAATCAGGAGAAATGGTGAAATATCGAGACATTGAATCGGTGGCTTATCTTAAACGCAAATTTGTCTGGAGTGCTGATGAAATGATGTGGATAGCTCCTTTAGCTTTAGAAACAGTTTTGGAAATGACGAATTGGATCCGGGGTGACGCAGATCAGGAAGCTTCAACTGTTGTAAATATGGAGACGTCTGCCTTTGAATTGTCTTTGCATGGTCGAGAAGTTTTTGAATATTGGATACCAAAGTATGTTGCGGCGTCTCGCTCATTTAGCGCTGCTCCATTGTTTCTCACCTACAACGAATATCGTAAGTGTGAGGCTGTTAAATATGGCCGTTTGAATGAGTGTATTGAATCATGTTAGGGGCTCTTTTCTAATCACCGTCGGAAAAGTGCAGCAAAACCCGTGTACATGTGTCATTTGTTTCGTGTGTTACGAGTGACTGAGGAGAGTATTGCTCTATTGATAAATGTTTGCCTCATTAAATCCAGGATATTTATCCGGTGCGTGTGTATACAAGTAGTTTGATAGTACCTTGTTGAATGCGTTAATTCTTACTATTGCTGCAAAACCAAATTATACTAAATTATATGATAAACACCCTAATCCTCCATTTGACCCTGTATTTTATTGTCGACAGTGTGGAAGCCATGTGCTTCATAAGATTTCATATGAAATTCCTTCCCGGGAAATTATTGCTGCGCGCAGATGTGAACCTTGTTTGCGGAGGTGCAGAGCAAAATATAACGGGTTGGAAGCTCAAATGGATGTTCTTGGGACTCAAGAAGATCTTGTCTCAGGGCCTACCATGGAGAAACAGGAAGTCACAGCGTTTCTCGAAGATGAGAAGCCTATCGTCCATGTTAAGGATTTGATTCCCAAAGTCCCTAATTGGAATGATCATGCTTCCGAATTTAAGACTCACGATGTGATTTCCATTCTTCAAAGACCTGTCATTGTTACTAGTGGACGTCTGACACCAAATTTCGCTTTTGCTCCTTTAGCTATGCCAGACGCAATTATTAATGCTAATTCGAATATTCGAGCAAAATTGACGTATTTTACCTTTTTTCGTGCTAATGTTAAGATTAAGATTGTTTTTAATGCCACACCCTTTATGTCTGGAAAATATTTGTTGTGGTTTGCACCATATGCGGGATTTACTAATCGAGCTATCCCAGATACGTTAACATGTAAGACTGGATATCCTTGTGTTGAGCTTGACGTTGCTCGTGGTTCTTCAGTCGAATTGAAGATCCCCTATTGTTCTCCTTTGTCACATTTTGATTTGATTAATGCTCATTCTTATTTGGGGAAAGTTTATTTAGATGAAATTACCGGAACTTTAGAAGGCACCACTCCATCTCTTGGTGCACCATTTACAATGTATGCTTGGTTTGAGGATGTTCAGATTTCTATGCCTAATTCTAAGAACCCCTCTGCTATTCCTGTACCTCCTCCTACAACTCTTCAGGCTCAAATCTTTACTGAAGAAAATGAGAAGATTGATAAGCCCGCTGCGTCTGCTGTTCTGGGGGGGGTCGCTTCTACTGCAAAACTTTTCTCTGGCATTGTTCCTCGCTTCAATGGTTTTCTCAAGCCTGTTGAGTGGGTTTCCAGGGCTTTATCTGCTGCAGCTTCTTCTGTGGGTTTGAATAAGCCTACAGACATTTCCATTCCGTGTGCCTTTTACAACTTGCCCGCTAAGGGTTTTACGCACATGGATGGAGTTGACAATGGAGTTGTTCTTGCGGCTACACCTGATAATTCCTTGACTCTGCCCACTGGCTTGTTTGCCACTGACGTGGATGAGATGGATATCGGGTATGTCTGCAAGAATTCCTGCATTTGTACAGCAGAAAAGTCGTGGACTACCACAGACGCAGAGGGGACAGTTCTTTTCTCATGTCCTGTTTCTCCAGGTTATTGTACTACCACTGGTCCTAATATTAATCCCACTGTTTTAGGCTTTGTTTCATCTATGTTTGAGAGATGGACTGGTGGATTGCGGTATCGTATAGCTGTGTCAAAGACCGCTTTCCATTCTGGAAGGTTGCGCATTACTTATCATCCTGCGCATTTTGATCCAAATTTATCTGGTCTAGTGTTCGAGAACGCTTATAATTGGGTGTTGGATCTTTCTGTGTCTTCTGAAATGGATTTTGTTATTCCTTATGTATCAAATACTCAATGGAAAGATATTGCCTTGGGTGATTCTACAACACTCAACTCCGTCAGATACTCTACTGGTATGTTGACTGTTACTGTTTTGACTGAGTTGGTTGTTGCAAATGCTGCTGCGTCTCTTAAGGCTCCTTTTTATGTCTGGTTGTCAGCCGCTGATGACTTTTCTTTAGCCATTCCAACTAATCCGCGTTATGTGCCTGCTGAGGTTCTTCCACTTGAAGATCCTGAACTATTGGAAGCTCAAATATGGAATGAGACTGGGAAAGATTCGCAAATTCAACAGGAAGCCAATGCGCCTGATGTCATGTTTATACCAAAGATACCTATTGATGCCACTCTGCCTGAACAATTAGCTATTGGGGAGAAAATTGTTTCTTTACGTTCTGTAATAAAACGGTTCTGTAAAACCGCTATTGGAAATTCGTCGCCTTATCCCAACGTTGATGGCGACAATCATTCTTATCCTGGACCTATTGCAACCACTGGAGCCACCGAAGTTACACCGAGAGTTGTTATCGATCCTGCTTTCTTTGGCACTAATGCCGTAGCATACACTAATTCACGTGCCCCATCTAAAGTAAATAAAATATTTTCTAACGGTACTGCTCTTACAACAGAGGAAGCTGTGGCTTCTTATCATTTTCAATCGCAAGCTTTAATTCATTATTTGTCATATTTATATACCTTTTGGACCGGCTCTAAGAGGTACAAATTTTTCGTTGGACAAAACACAACACAGTTTCCCATATCAAATTCTTTGAGAGGCACGAGCGGAGCTCCTAATTTTGTTGAAGAAGGGTTACAGCCTCGCTCACGGTCTCAGATTCCGCTGCGAGTATATCGCGACACAGTTGTTGTTGAAAATTCCGAGATTCAAGTTCCACGCGCGGCTGGCGTGGGCCTTTTTAGTTTTAACACCGTCGATTCCAAATTTGAAACCATAGTTTATCCTGACTTGGATGGTGTTGCTGAATTTAGTGTGCCATATTATGGCCGTACTCCTATTTCTTTGATTGCGCAGGGAACCTTGAATTCTTCTCGAGGATTGTTGGTTTCCCGTGCTGTTGTAGAAGTAGTTAAAGGTTTTGGATTGGATGATGTCATTAGTCCATATTTTAAATTTGCCAACGATACTAATCCTTTTCCTACTTATTCCGGTCGTACTGTAGAAGACATTGGAGCTTTTTGTCTCTATGAAGCTGCGGGTGATGATTTTTCTTTTGGTTACTTGCATGGTGCGCCAACATTAATCAACACCCGAGCTTTTTAGGAACAAAATTCTATCGGCTGTAAGTTTGTATGTTTGTTTTGAAACATTCCGTCCTTCTGGATTCTCTTCAAGAATTGCAGAAGTTTATTTAACCTCTTGAGGTGGTCACTTTTCTAGCGAAGAAAAGTCCTAATTGTATATTTCTAATACGAACCACCCTCGGGGTGGATGTAGTTTTAGATATCTCTAAATACAAAAAGGTTCAGCCTTAAGTTTTTCAGTTAATTTCTTTTATTCGTCCTATTCGCAAGCAATTATTATCCTGCTGGACAACAATGTTATGTCACACTTGTGGCTAAACTTCAG